CGTGAGGGGAGATCTTCGGTTTTCCGACGGCATGTCGCCGCCTCTATTTTCCTTGGAGTATTACTATGACGATCACCCTAAACCAACTGATAGCAAATCCAGAGGCTTGTGAATTACTTCACAATACTATGCTTTGTTATCTTAAGTATCGAGATCCGTCGTTGTATAAGTTATGCTCTCATCAGTTTGCGGTTGGAAGTCCTTATCGGGCTTTCACACTACAACGGATGTTGCATGATGACTACTTCATGGAATTTTCGATAGAACTCTTATCGCTCAAAGAAGAGCTGTCAAAGGACTAAGAAATGGACTCACGACTACGATCAAATCGAAATATAAAATCCGCGCCGGTGTTGTTTCAACAACAGACCGGTCCTGGTTGTACAGCTAATCCTAGCTGGACCACGACCTATGTTGGAAAAACAACCGTTGGCGAGGATTGGACTATGTTCGACTTCGTAGTCCCGCGGTTTACCAAAAGACAAAAGGCGGGAGAAGTTTTCTTCAACCCGATGTCTAAAAGTAAGCTAGCGGTTGTGAATAATGTATCTGGTTACGCAAAGGAAACCAAAGCCGTCACATGTACGACTGTCGGTCAACCCAATTATGGGAAGAAATGGCAGTTTAGAAGTGTTGGCAGTGTAGGTAACTATTGCGTACCATGTATCGGATACGGTAGCGGTGACGCTACTATACCATTCGAGCATTATGCACTGACCCCCGCTGACATTTTAAAGTGTCAACAGGAGGCGTCCACGGAATGCTTGAGCATGGAGGGCCGTAGTGACTCAGACCTCTGGGAATCTATAGCCGAATATGAGCAAGTACTCGGTATGTTGAGAATGAAACTCAGTGAAGTCGGCCGCAAGGCCAGCGAACTGCTACGCAGCGCGAGAAATTTCCAAACACAACGGTTCTTATTACAGAACATTAGTGCTGGTTATCTCATGAAGCGCTACGGAATAGATCCACTGGTTCGTGACATTCAAAACATACTCGAGGGCCTTACAAAGGAAACTGCATCAAAGAAACGAAAGACCTATCGCGCCAAATCGCAGAGCACGAGCACTGCGGTTAGCACGGGGTATACTGACTTCGATGGTTTCAGGGTTAACTGGTCTTTAACGACCGTTGACTCCGTATACTGTCGAGCGATGTCCTTAGTCGAGATCGGTGTTGGCGTTTTGCACAACATCGGCTTCTCGCTAAAGGGTCTGCTAACAGTTCCTTACGAACTGACCAGATATTCTTTCGTCGCAGATTGGTTCTTTAACCTCGGTTCTTATATCGGGGCTCAAGTTCCTCCCTTTGAGTACAGAAGACTCGGTGCGCAGCTCGTCACAAGACGAGTCACAGTGAACACATATAGTATCACCGGTGTAGTTAATATACCGGCTGATATTGTGTTATTACAACCCCCAACGGGGACGTACACTGTAATCCGAGATGAGACGACACGTAGTGAGCTGACACCAGCGGCTTTTCTGATGAAACGAGATTTTAAATTCGATTCATTCACAAGAGCAGCTGACGCAGCGGCACTAGTGGCGACACGGTTCGTAAGTCTGGGAAGACTAACGGACACTTCTAACCTGCCCAAACTGACATATCGTCAGCGGCAGAACTTCGACTTATGGTCGAGGTACAACCTTGGTAGATAACCATGACACTTTCTGTCAACGCAAAAACCTATACCGGCGACTCTTTCCAGAAGGACTCTGTTGGGTACTCAGGGCCGAATCATACCGTCACGATTAGTGACTATATGAAGCTGTCTCGTACGCAACCGAAGCCAACTGTTACCTTCTCCGGCGTTGGACGCACAAACGCTAAGCTGACTCGGACGCACATCCTCACGGGTGCGCTTACTCCGACCTGGGCCGCGATTGCCGACTTCGGCGTCTCGATCCCTGTGGGCATGGCGGGAGCTGATGTTGACACCCTGCTGAATGACTTCGGCGCGTTTATCGCGTCTGCTACCTTCAAAACGCACGTGAAGTCCCAATTGATTAATTTCTAATGGGCTCGCGTGTGTTTCTCGGTGCCGTCGCGATTTTCTTCGCGACGGTCGTCATTCTTGGTCTAGGAGTTATTATACTCTTAGGCTACACTGATAGGAATCTTTATGAACCTAAAAGGCAGGTTGTTCAACCAGCGTCTGTTTCAAGTGAACACAGACCTGAAGAAGGCAAGTTTTCGGAGTTATCTCCGAATCCTGCGCCTAGTTCTAGATAGCCACAGAGACGTAGTTGAGTTTAAACCGCTTTCCGATGCCTTAAGGGCAAAAGACTACGGTACTCTCTTACGAGAAGCTGGTTTATTGTCGTCTCAGAAGTACGACGACCACTTGTTGCATTTCAAGTGTAATCAGTTGTCACTTTTTATTAGGAAGTACCCTTGGGATCCAAAGCTCATTGGAGCAGATCCACTTCAAACTGCAATTGATGATTTCACGAAGGCTAATCGCCGATGTGCTCGAGTCAATAGCAAGTTTGATCTACTCAAAATCGATCCCTCACGGGATCCATTTAGAGATGAAGGGAAACGCGCCATGCAGTGGATTCGGGGCCTAATCGGCTCCTCGCCACGGTATGATCGCATCTTCCGTAAGTGTGACTTTGGCAATGGCGCGTCCGTCGGGGTACACGGCAGTGCAACGCATATCTTGAGGAAACTTTCCTCTGAGACAGCGTGGACTGTGGGTCCCGGTGCTATCAATCACGCTTTTGGCGGATTACTTAACAACGCTCACTATCTAGAGTCATTACTAGATAGGGGGCCGAGTGGAGTTGTTTGCCATGACTACGAAGCTGCTTTCAAGAAGTACGTTTCGCGTCTAGACGTGGTTGACTATAACAAATTAGCCTTTGTAAATAAGACCGCTATGACTCATAGGTCAATAGCTATGGAGCCAACTTTCTCGGGCTTTGTTCAGAAAGGTATCGATGAAGAGTTGAGGAGTTTCCTCCTTAACGTCAACATTGACCTAACTGATCAAACCCGGAATCAAAGACTCGCCCGTGAGGGATCTGTCGATGATAGTCTGGATGGGTTCGTTACTATGGATATACGCGGCGCTAGCAATAGCGTTGCGTATTCTCCGGTAAAGTACCTGTTCCCAGAGGCGTGGTACGACCTACTTTGGCGTACTCGCTCCCATAACTACAAGTATCGTGACGAGGTTGAACCTTATCATATGCTTTGCAGCATGGGCAATGGCTTCTGTTTTCCGATCGAAACTCTCATGTTCGCGGCGATTTGCTATGCGTGTGATTGTGGCACCCCGGGTGTAGACTTTAGTGTCTACGGGGATGACATAATTGTTCGTAAGCGTCACGCGGCAAAGGTTATGTCCATGCTCCGCCATTACGGCTACAGTATGAACACTGATAAAACCTTCGTAGAAGGTCCTTTTCGAGAGAGTTGCGGTGCGGATTGGTTTTCAGGTGTGGACGTACGTCCCTTTACCCTTGACTATAAGCTCGACTCGGTCGAGAATATATTCAAGTTTTTGAACCTTTCCAGACGAAGTGAGGCCACTACGGCTTTCTTTGACTGTGTTCGCAGCGCCGTTATAGCGCTGCTACCAGACGATTTCCGATTCTTCCGTCCCCTCCCAGGGGATCCGGATACCGGTATCGACTCGACAGGTGACGAGCATCTAAGTTCTCCACACTGCCTCTTTAAGAGAGGTAAGTGGAAATGGAAGAAGCTCGTTCACGATCCGATCATTGATGTGAATCAACTTCGGTTAGTGCAAAATGATCCTTGGATCATTGGTATCGCGCTGCGCGGCTCAATGAGTATTCCCAGTGGGGAACTCATGGGGCTACCAGCAGTGACATTTCGGCGTAAAACCCGAACAAAGCTAGCTAGCGATAGCTACGCGTCAACCAGTAATTGGTTGCCGCGCTACTAGATTTGCGTCTAGTATTATCACTTCTGTCCTACCGCAAGGCGGACAGTCGCTGATTTGGTGGTTCTAAACCTTAAATGGGT